GGTTTACGACGCCGATGCTGATAGCTTATCTTCTTTGAGCCCGTTTTTTCACGCTTAAATCGGGCTTTTTCCGCAGGCGACATCTCTTTTGTCGTTTTTGGCGTCTTGTCCGACACTCGTTTGGACGGTCGGCACGCTGGATACGCCCTGTCTTCGCCCTTGGAGCGGCCACAAGGCTTCCCGGTCTTTATATCGACCCATTTCTCGTCAAACCATCTGCCCAGGCCACCACGGCCCTTACTTGGCTTTTTTGGTTTTGCGGGTTTTCGTGGTTTTTTTCGTTCCGCCACTGGTTGCCTTCCGATAGGTGCCACCACGCTTCTTATATTCGCGCACAAGCCACGCATTCGCATACGCGCTCGGATAAACCGCGAACTTGCGTTTGGCTTCAGCCTTTACTCGGGCGTAAAGCGCCTTGTTTACTGGGACGTTTTCACTGGCCACAGCTGCACCGCATTTTCTTGCTGCCTTTCTTCATGCCCTTTTTCTTTTTGGGCGGACGGCCTTTTTGTGTGCCGTAAGTTCCAGGACCCTTAGGCATGACGCAAAGTGCAACGTTGTGCCCAGTCTAAACAGCTTTAGACCCGTATTCCAGCGTCACACGCCGTTTTCTGCCGCTAGGCGAATTCCAACGAAAAAATCGCACTTGCACCGATGGATGAAGCTCCTCCTCAGGAGATTGCAACGTCTTCCAGCGGTGATCACACTCCAAACAACGCCGCTCACGCACACAATCGTTGTCCTGTGACGTATAACGCCCC